AGCCGCCCATGCAGAACCGCTCCATGAGTAACCGGACATGTAGCCCAGAACGTCTTGGTCAAATGCGTCACGCAGTTTGAAACCAGCACGATCCGTAGCCAAATCCATGAACGAAACATGGGAATGGGCTTCTTCAATGTCATCTAAAGCGAACTGAAAATAGTTGCTTTGGTCAATTATCATAGTAAAATCAGCATCTTGCAAGTCTTGTGTCGCAAGCGTAGTGCCACGGGCATAAGAGTTGATTGTGATTTCTGGTTCTTTAATGATCTTAACGCTGTCACCCATGTTAGCGATTTCGCCAGCATAGTCAGTGTTAGTGATGTCTTCTACTACAGAAGAGTTACGGAAAGCCTTTTGGACTTTCTTGGAATAGATAACTGGTGAAAAGTTACCGTTTGGGAGGTTTGTATACCCACCCGCTGATGGAAAAGCCATTGTAATATCTCCTTGTGAAATGGCAGGTCGGACTAGCCGACAGACAAGACAGAAGGGAATTATTAAGTGGCAGTGTTAATGTTATGGGTGCGTACAAGATGTATCAGGCCATGATACAAATCTACGGGCCATACCACACTGGTAGACTAAAATTCTTAATTCTTCTGAGGGTAGTAACAAACTAAGAGGTAGTCTTTAAAAGAGGCTCTGGTTTGTGAGAGATCATCTAAACAATCTCGTAGCTATCTTATGTAATAAGACAGGTAGAAGTTTGCTTGATATAATAATTATAGCACGTTTAGTATTAGTAGTAAATAGCTATTACTATAACCTGCCCCTAGTAGGGACAGTCCTAGCATATAAGTATTGCACAATTTGTCAATAGTTAATGTACTAGGACTGCCGTTAATTACCGTGCGCCGCCGGTCATGTCGTAGGTGAATGCACCTTCAGTTCGCATAGCCTGAAGAATCGCTTCCTCATTGGCTTCATACTCACGGTCAGACATACGAGCTACTTGGCTTTCGCTAAACTTAGCTTTGCCTGTTGCCGCAGGTGCTGCAGAGGTTGATCGACCTACTGCCTGCGCTGCAGATTTTTTAGAAGAAGACTTACGCTTACCTGTATCTGCTTTGTACAAATCGATGGCACGGGCTGCAGCCATTGCATCTGTGTTGTTCTTGTATAGAGCATCGCTAATATACAGAGGCTGCATTGTAACCCATTCATGGAATGCAGGGTCTTGCCTAATCTCATTGAAGTCGGGATGCAGCTTCATTAGCTGTTGTTCCGCCTCTTTTTTGGTGAGCTTGGTTTCCAGATCTTTGAGATGACCTAGACGCTTTTCACCCTCTTCAAGAGCTTCATTGGCACGTTTCCGTGCAATGGTGTCTACGATTTTGGAAACATCCGGGTACTTCTTAGACCATGCCTCGATTTCATCGTCAGTCTTGGGAAACTTAATTTGTCCCTTTGCTGCGCTATCAAGCTGTTCCTTTAGCTTCTCTAGCTCCTGATCCTTCTGGGACATCAACTGTTGGGTGTGTCGCCGCAGATCGCCGTACCGCTTTTTAAAAGAAGCCTCTTCTGGCTCTTTAGGTTCAGCATCCACTGATACCTGTGCTTCAAGTTCTTCAGAGTATTTGCTGTCAGCCTCTAACTCTTCTTTACGTTTATATTTGCTCATAGTTTTTCCTTTGGGGGCTTCACACTGTGGTGAAGGTGGCCCTCTAAATCACACGATGAAGGTAACCTTTGGCTTCTTCACCATGCCGTACATGGAAGTCTTTTTGGAATAATCACTGTCTTTGTAATCATCTGTTTCGTTGACTTCCGGTTCCTCTTCGGAAACCTCCACAACTGCCTCTTCTACTACTTCACCCTCTGGTGTTTCGGCATCGTCTGCGTATTCTTCATCGCATCCGTCACACTCTTCATCCATACACATTGGACACATGCCGTCTTCGGCTGTTTCTCCGCCAGCCGCTTGGATAAGGCCCATGGTATCCATAGCCATAAGCCCCATCTTTGCCTCTTCTTGCATATCCATGATGTGTTTCAGGCCATGCCATTTGACTACATCTGCAGGCAGAACGTATTCGCCTTGGGATATGTTAATATCAATATCGTCCCGTACCTCTTCGGCAGAGGAACCCACGGGGATTGGGTTACCGGAGACAGGGTCTACTGGACCCATCATGCCGCCGTGGTACATATCAAGCTCATCTTCCTCAGAGGTGGCCTTCTGCACTGCCTCTGCACGGGTTTTCTCGTAAGATGAAAGAGACCCGTCATTGTCCAGATCTGCTTTGTTTTCGTCTAATTGAAATTTATTGTTTGCCATGTCTTCGCCTTCCGGGGTCATAATGCCTTTACGAGCTACTGCTAGACCACCAAGGGCCATGCCCTCAGCTTCTGCGTACTCTGGATAAACAATCGTAATGTTGTGTGAGAAATCTGTGTCGTACACCGGCTCTTGGCCTTCATAACCACGGGTAAAGGTATGCTTACCGATGGTAATTGGGTCTGGGCCAGAAAAGTCTGTACCACGGGCTTTGGTTGTACTTGTATTCTGAAAGAATGTACGCCCGTCTACTGCGTCTTTGCCCATCTGATAGTAATCAGCAAACTCAGCGTGGCCCCGTTGTAGATCCTCTTCTGGTACGGGTATGCTATAAACGTCACCATACTTACGGATCGGTTCAAACTCATCTGCAGTCAGAAGCTCATCTACGCTGTCTGGGAAGCGTGAAGAGGCTAGTCGGTTGAAGATCACCCCACGAACAGCGTTTCGGCCTTCTACGCCCTCCCCACGGGCTTCTGCCCATACCAGACGCTCAATCTTATCTGCATCCTCATAGGGTAGCTCTGTCTTGGGACGGGCTTTAGGGCGTGGGCTTGTTTCAACCATCAGGCCACCCTCATCAAAACCTTTTTTATTATTCTGTAATATCTCAGAAGCCTCTTCAGGACTCGTCGTGTCTGTCATAGATTTATGAATTTCGGCGTCGAACTCTTCTAATTCTTGAACCGCATTCTCACCTGTACGGGTGGGCCAATCCACACCGCTATCAATTGCAAAACGGGTAGCCTGTTCATCAGAAACTATTTCACCATCCCATACGGTGGGTATAAGAGTTTCGACCCCATCGATGTTTACTATGATGGTATTCACAGTCGCTAAGTTGCCATCTTCAAGAGTTTTAGCTCTGCCCTTCGCAATGTTTAGGTAGTGATGCTCAGTAATAGCGTCCATTAGTCTGCACCCTTAATCACTTCATCACGAAGTGTTTTGAATCTACGAAGCTCTGTGATTGCCCCTTGAATTTCTAAAATTCGTTGTGGGTCTTTTTGTTTTTCTAGAAGGTCACGAAGACCTTCAATTCTAGCTGCAACGTAATCGTGCAGTAGATCCATTTGCTCTTTGTTATTTACCAAAGGAAGCAATAGGCGATATAAATTCTTATCCATTATTTACCCTGAAACAGTACAACGCAATGTTGTTGGTAGTGACTAGAACACTCGCCTTAGTCATTTCTTCCATGCAGATTTTCTCGCTAGAATACTGGCCTAGCTGGTAATGCGTTACGTTGTTGTTCAGTATCTGAAAGAACAGAAGTACCCACATTACTGAGGCTGTCCTTGTGGCGGCTGCGGTACGTTACCGCCGTTGTCCCCACCACCTGCGCCTGTGAAGCCGGGAGCGCCCGGTTCTGGTGCGCCACCCGGTGCGATATTACCGTTACCGTTGCCTGTAGGATCTTGTGGGGAGGGTGCGCCACCCGGTGCCGGTGCAGCTTGTGCTGGATCAGGCTGGGGCATCATTGCTTGGATCTCAGCCATCATCTTGGCTTGGATCATCGCTTCCCGTGGATCGTTCATAATCTTGTCTTCATCTAGGTCCATAGACGCTGCAAGCTCACGCAGGATGAAGTCATACTTAACAAACGGAGCCATCTGTTGGTTGGCTGTCATTTGCATAAACTGTAGCAGACGCTGGCTGCGGATCTCGTTACGCATCAAGCTTTCTGTGCCACGGGCTTTAACCGTAAGATCGCCTTTGGTGTATTGCTGATCGAAGTTGAATTGCATGTTGAAGGCGAAGAGTGCCTTGCCCAGAGGTGACAGAAGGTAGTCATCTAGATTGCGCACAACCGCTTTGATGTTCTGTGCGGCTGCACCCATCAACATGGACATACCAGAGGCTGTACGACCAACACCCATAACACCGCCAGCACCGTGGCTGTAGGACGGGATACCAGTAGCTTCATCTGATAGCTGCCGTGCCTTATCAAACATCATAAGAAGTTCTTGGCTGACGTTAGGGAACTTGGTCCCGAATATGGCCTGTCCGGGTGCGCCTGCCTGTCTCCGAAACACCTTGCCGGGGTACACAGAAAGATCCTGACCCGGTACTAGGTTGGTCTCATCAATCTCAATAAGTAGGTTACCAGACAACGCACCGTTATCTACAGCCATCCGCATGAAGCCGTTCATCAGAAGCTGTGTGTCTTCCATATTCTCTGCTACGCCAATACCGAAGAACCCGTATGGGTTAAGCTCATATGGCACCGCAGAGTATGGGATGCGTGTAGGTGTGAAGGGGTTAATTACCAGACGCAGGATCTGACCATTACAAATCCATACGTTGACCTGTACTTCATCACGATCTTCTACCTCATCAGGTAATTCGATGTCAGCCTGTTCAGCAAGCTCTGTATCCAGCACACCCCAATACTCAAGAACCTCGTAGCGGTCTGGGCTTTCAGAGTTATTGCTCTCATCAAGCGCATCTTCCCAATACTCACGCTGGTACTGTGGGCCAAACTCAATAGCCAGTTCGATGCTCTCATCACGGAAGTGTGGGCGGCGTTTAAGGCTACGGAGTTGGGTACGGTTCAGACGGTGACGCTGTATAGTAAACTCAGCTTCAGCCATGTTTCGGGCGTCTGGATCGGGATATAGATCCCAGATAGACACATACTCAACTTTGGGGATAGTTTCAAACAAAGGATCATAATTACCCTCATCATCCCAACGTGGATATTCTTTGTCGAATGCAAATGGACCCTTCAAAATACCTGTACCAAACAGGCAGGTCTCAAAGGCTACAGACCGCAGATGCTTAGAAGCGTTGGTTTCGTCCAACTGATCATGCATCTTGCGTTCCATGCTCTGGGCGGCAAGTTTTGCAGGCTCAAAGTAGATAGCAGAAGGTGAATCCCCTGTACCCATCTCTAATTCATCGGCAATAGGCTCTAATTTAGCCTTATATGGCCCTAAATCCTTCTCAATGTCGGGACGGGCAATAGGACGCTTGGGTGTGTACTGAACACCAGCCATTTCCTCTACTTTTTCAGAAGTAATGGCATTTGGGTCGTAATTTACCGCACCAGCAACATTAGAGGGGTACTTACGGCTCTCAATACCCACCGGAAACTTAGAACCGGCGAATAATACGTCTACAACCTGTGCATATGCCGCCAAAACCTTAGTTTTAGTGATCTTAACGAAGGCTTGGGACTTTTCTGTGTCAGTAAACTGCACTTCGGGGCCATAAAGACCACGATAGTTGCGGTATGACATCAACCAACGCTCTTCATCGGACAAACGATGGTCTTTTGACTTCCGAAACTGGCCTTCAATGAACGAAGCAACGCCAGAATAGTCTAAATTCTCTTGTTCTACGTCCCCGTCCTCTTCCAAAGCAATAACTTGTTCCGCTTCAGTCTGATCTTCGGGTGTAGAACCGTTAGGTTTATCCATTAATGCCATGCTTTAGTATCCAAATCTTGAATCTGAGGGGGTGTAGCGTTGAATTGGGACGCCTCGCCCCATATCAAATGGTGAGAAGGCCTTTGGGCGGCTCATAATCCCGTAACGGACGCTGTCGTATGCGTGATCGGTGGCATACCGTGGGTCTATGTCGTCGGAACCTTTGGGGTCAGAAGGTATTACAGGTAAATCTGCGATAATCTGGCGGCAGGTGTTAAAGAATACGATGCCTGCAGTCTCTGTTTCTTCGTCTACCTTGAGAACTTCATGGAACCGGTTCTTACCAGCAACCCTTGCGCCTGCGGAACGATCACTAGGACGCCATCTGCAGCCCATTGAGATCATTTCTTCGGCTATACTTGGGCCAATCTGCCCCCGGTTATGCCAGCAAGAGCTATCCAGAACACCGTAGTGGATGCTTTCGCCACGCTCTGCTTCCATAACTGCACGGCCAAGGTCTTTGCCGGTATGCTTTGACACATACAACTCCCGGTAAACGTACAAAGTCTCGTAACTAGGGTCGATGGCAAACCAGTGTACCGCAGAATAAGAACTATACCCGTAGTCACATGACCTAAACCTGCGCCAATCATCCGGTATATCGAAGGGTTCACACACATGCGTGGACTGCTTAAACTCTGGGAAGGCTGCACCATCTGCTACAGCCCAATCACCCTCTAGCAACTGTCTACGCTGCATCTCAGGCAGGGCTAGTAGGTTAGCCTCGTACTGCCCGTCCTGCATCAGATACGGATTATCTTTTAGGGATGCTGGGATAAACCGGCGGTAGAAAAGAGGTTCACCCTCTTTTTCGTGTCCTACAGGGAAAACCATTGGCTCTCCGCTGTCTACGTCCGTTGCAACAAACCTTTTATTGGCAGGTGCAGGGTCTACGAACATCTGCTTAACCCAGCCATGGCCCCTACCACCGGGGTTAGTTGTAGCTCTTTGAAACAGAGGTAGCTCTGGGTCGGTAGTACGAAGCCGTGAGCGCATGTAGTTCCATGCAAACGGTGTGGAGTACTGTGTAAGCTCATCAAAGGCTATGTAGCTAAAAGCTAGACCCTGATACCGCAGAACATCTTCATCACGCTCTAGGTAGGTCATCCACAGTTTCGCACCGCTAGGAAATACCCACTGAGACTTCTTCTCTTGCCACTTAGCGCCCGGATAGATCTTCGGGTACATCTCTTGTGACTTCCAGATCAATTCCCGCAATTCATCGTTAGTACGGCGCAGGATGATCCCGTTGAAGTTCTTGTTGTGGAAGTACCGCATAGGGTCTGCCAGAAGCCCGTAGGATTTGCCTCCACCCGCTGCCCCGCCATACAACACCTCACGCTCAGAGGCCGCTAGGAAGTCCGTCTGTGGACCGGGATTGGGTTGGAATACAACCTCACGCTCTTGGGTTTCCTGCGTGATAACACCGAAGTCCAAAGTCTCAGAAATGCTTTGGTATTCTTCTTCTGCCTCTTCGGTAGCCCCAAACTTATCAGCTAGACGGTTCTCCATCATAGTCTTGATACGCTTGCTGTCTGAAATCTTACGCTTCAGACGGGCCTCTTCTTTTTCAGCGGCGGTATTAGGCTTAGGCTTCTTGCGCTGGGCCTTTTTAAGCTCTTTAACCCGCTTACTCTTGGGCCGGTGTAGCTTCCAGATATTGCTGATACCCTGACCAGAAATACTGCGACCTACTTTGTTGGAAAGCCATTCCGCAACCTTACGGGTGCTGTAGCCTTCGTCCAAGTGATCCATGGCCTGTTCTACAAGAGGTACGACATCTGGATCTGGTATTAGTTGTAAAGAACCCTCTTCCACAGGCTTGTATGCATAAGGCAGACGCTGCGTAGGGTTCTTTCTAGTTTTGTTTATCCACATCGTCGGCTTTTGGCGGTAGAATAAACATGCCACCACCATTGTTGGTGACCTCTACCTTCTCCCGTTTAACTAGACCTGTACGGTCCAATACCTCACGGGCAGCGTTGATAGCGTTTCGTGCGCCCAGCGCCGTGGGGTCATCCAGAACACCTAGCAACCCGTGGGCGGCTTTAGGGGCGTTCATAGCAAGCATCATAGATGCCTGTTCAATAATCTCTTCTTTAAGCGGTCCAGTGACTTCAGAAACACCTGTACCCTTGGAGTAACCTGCAACATCCATAGCCTTACGGACATTGCCACGACACTCTCCCATAAGGGCTTCAAGAAATGCAGACTGTTTTTCAGTATATTTTTTAGGGGCATCGGTCATCCCATCGTCCTCATGTAAATAAATCCAGCACCTATAGACGCTGTGAATACGATCCACCAAATGCGCTCAAAGAACTGAAGCTTATGGCCTCTGGACGCAGTAAGCTGGTCTAGCTTAACGATACGGTCCCAGAGGACTTTCTGTTGATCATCAATATTGTCCATGCGCTTAAACACAGTAATCATACGCTCTTCCATACGGGCGAGGGTGATAACTGCGTTCGATAGTGCGTCCAACTTATCCTCAATTCTTTTGAGGCGATCTTCGCTCATTTCTTCTTCCTCTTGGCTTTCCAATTAACCTTTGCAGAAGAAGTTTTCTTCTTAGTAGCAGCCTTACCCGCTTTGGATTTGCACTGCGCCATGGTGGGCCTACAGGCTGGGTAAGAGCCACCACTTTTCTTAGATTTTCTACCGCAGGGACCTCCTGTTTTACAGTTGACCCAGCCCTTACCACCATTTTGGCTAAACCATTTCTTTAGGCCGCTGCCGGTGCTACTTTTTTTTGCTGCCACTTTTCTTACCGCCTATGTTGTAATTCTTAGCGCCAACCTTCCGACACTTAACCATATGACCGCTGCGGTATGCTGAGTTTTGTGGCATCGCCTTCTTTACTTTAGTGTAGCAGGCGTCCTTTTTTGTTTTCTTCTTAGCAGCCATTTAACACTTCCAAGCTTTGCGGGACCAATAATTAGCAGAAAGCTTGCTGGACTTACCCTTGATACCACCGGATCGGGCGCAGTAGCTTTTCTTGCGTTTAGGTTGGTCAGATTTGATAGACATATTAGGGTCGCCAAAGGTGATGTACTTAACGCTGTCACCCTCTACAGCCAGAACCTCAAACTTCTTGGGTCCACCACGGCGGGGCTTATTTACAGAAGTAAAGCCATGACGCTTCTTAGCGGCTGCAATCTTCTCTGCTTTAGTTTTACCAGCCATATTTTTACCTTTGATTTTCTGCTAAAATTGCAGCACCCCAAATGAGACCGGCACTGCCCAGAGCGAATACTGCAATCGCAAATATAATAGACATGATGTAGAAGACACGGTCACGTTTAGCAGCCTGTGCCTCTAAGGCATCCTTGTGGCGCTTCCGTGCTGCAGCCTGTTCCCGCACAACCGTGTCCCACATACCGGGAGGTCCGTATAACTGGCAGATAGAGCGCAGATCGTTAGTAACCTCTTTGTGCTTCATCTTGGCCTGCGCTATCGCAAACCCTTCTTCTTCACTTGAGGTTAGGCGACCTAACGGCCCCTTGTGCCTGCCCTTCTCTGCAAGGTTTATATCAGCCTCTAATTTAGCTAATTTACCGAATGCAGGTAATATCGAACCTACATCCTTACCCGCCTGCACCGCACTAGAAATAGAGGATGCTACTTTGCTTACCGCACCTGCAAGAGCCAGAACCTCAATCATTGGGCCACAAAGCTCTTAGAACATCTGTATCGAGGGCTAACTACATACCGCCTGTCATACGACAATCCATTAATGCCGCCTTTAGGGCCGCAATTGTAGTAACAAGCTTTGTAAAGGCGATTAGATCCAGAGATCCACGCATGGCCCATCGAAATAAATGCAAGCACACAAATCATAATAAAATACCGATATACTTGAGGCATTAACTGCAGCTAATTCTGCAACCTCGTTAGGTACTATACATCAGTACCCTTAATCTTAGGCGATTTCACCCAATGGGTCAACTGGCCATGTAATATTCAAATCTCTAATGCGATTTACCGCACTACGCAAACCTTCTCGCTTGATTGGTGCAAAATCTGTTATTGTA